ATTTAGGGCTTTCTTTGTAAAGGTTAAATAACTCTTTTGCAGTTGCTATTTGGTCTTTAGCACCTTGCATCATTTCTAATGCAGGATTATAACCTCTATTAGTTGCTTTAGTTATTTCAGGTGGTTTAACTTTAATTAATTTATTAACCTCTGTTAATTGATTAACTAACCATCCATACTCTTTATTTAATGTAACTACTTGTGCTGATTGATTGCCATATAATATTGTAGCATCGGCAGTTAATTTAAGATTTTGTTCTAATGCTGAATTTATTTCGCCTTGTTGTGTTGCTATTTTCTTTTGGTCTGCATTTACATCTATTTTAGCAAGTCCCTTTTTAGATAACTCTTGATATTTTTTAAAATCTTCTTCAAAGCCAACGGCTGCTATATTAGTACCTGGCTTATTCGATAAAAATTTATATAAATATTCAATACTTGTTAATGCTCTATTTGCACCATCTACAATAACTTTAAAGAAGTTACCTACTGCACCACTACTTAAAGACTTTGTAAATGTGTTTGCAAGTTCATTAACTGATGATTGTAATGTATTTACTTTTTTAGTAATACTATCACCATAGGTTTTATCTAATTCATCAGCTAATTTAGGTAAGTCAGATGCAAGTACTTGACCTTGCTCTAACATCTTATTCAACTCTTTTGTTGATACTCCAAGCCCTTTAGCCAATAAAGCTACTGCTCCTGGCAATCTTTCTCCTAATTGACCTCTTAACTCCTCTGCTTGTATGCTACCTTTAGAAAACATTTGCCCTAAAGCGTTTAAAGATAACTTAACATCTTCTGATGATAGTTTTAATACTGCTGCTGATTTAGTAACAGAATCAAATATTTTATTTGTGCTTTCTAATGTTTGCCCTGATGAAATTGCTGCTGCTGCAAATGATTTATAAGAAGTCGCTAAATCTAAAAAATTTAACCCTAAATAATCAGCACTTTGTGAAAGCCTATCTAATTGGGCTACTGCTAATTCTGAACTTCCTAAAACTTGTGTTAATGCAGACTTAACTGAATCTAATTTTATGCTTTCTGAAAAGGCTCTACCTACTGCCTCTGTTGCTGCTTGTAATGATATGTAACCTACTACTAAATTTTGTAGCTCACTACCTAATCCTTTAAATGAGCTTGCTGCTTTACTAGTTGATGCTGCTGACTTATCAGCAAACCCATTTATTTCAGTATTTGCCTTATCTAATTTATTCGATAAATCCTTTATGTCAGCAGTCAGCGATACTATTAATTCCTCTTTCATTTCTTTTAATTGATTCTAAAATCCTATCTCTATCTGCCTCCGTTATCCTTTTTCTTTTCCTTACTGCTATCTTATCAGTCCATAATGGCATTAACTGATTAGGTGTCTTTTGGTGCTGACGTGATACGTTAGTATTTAAAATAAATGAATACATTACTCTAAACCTATCCCACTCCGTTGCCTCCTTTTTTGCGTTATGAATTACTAGTCTTAAATAATCAATAAACCTTAAATTCCAAAATACATCGGGCATTAAGCCTAAATTGATAATTGCATTATCTAGCAAGTCATCCCACGTTATTTTTTTTTTTCATCTTCACCCTCCGAACTCATCGCCTTTAATGCTTTTAGCATCTCATTTGTCAAGTTCACAACACTATTCATAAACTCCTTTATTACCGTTAATTGGTCTGTGTAACTTACATCATCCATCAACTTAATAATGTCGTCTTTTGTTAAGTCAAGTACTTTGCCGTTACTCTTACACCATCCCACTAAACCACAAAGAATGATATCAGCAGTCATTTCAAGTTGTGAGTAATTCTCATCCACCTGCTTAATACTGCCAATATCAGTCCCAGTAATTTTAGTATAATGCTCTAATGCGTAATTTGCAAATTTTAACTGCCTTACTTCGTTTCCAAGTTTAATTTCGATTGTTCCTGCCATTATGCAATAATTGAAGATACCAATGCACCAGTTCCTGCGAATGATATTGTACCACTTGCTTTATCACCTTGTGGCCCTGTAAATGTTACATTATCAACATAAGCAGTTCCTACGAATTTTGTATCACCAATTACACCATTTGTAATGGTTAATACTAAAGCAGTTTTATCATCCCAAGCATCAAACATATTAGCAGCATCCCAATCAGAAGATACAAAATCTACGTTAATATCAGCTGTTGCACTCCATTCAGAGTTACCTGCTAAAATTTCTTTTCTACCTCCACTATTTTTGCTTGTAACCTCAAACATATTAGTGGACATTGTTAATTCGACATTTGTTAACTCTGCAACTTGCGTAGTGTCAACTTTGATTATCATTAAATCGCCATTAAATACCATTTTTCTTTATTTTAAATTGTTAAACTTCTTGAATTGTGTGATTAAATCTAATTATTCTGTTTACTAAAATTCCATCGCTTACCAACTCCTCAAAGCTATTTGTACTTTCTAACTCCGATTTTATCATATAAAAATCAGGCGATAAGTCTAAATATCCTGCTTGTCGTGTTCGTATTCTTTGGATTATTTGGTCTGAAATATTACTCGCTTGTTTTTTACCTCCAAAAGCATTTAAGTACTTCGTTACTACTCTGCACTCAAAAATTACCTCTTGCCCGTAACTCGATTTACTACCCTCGCCTAGTTCAGTAGCAAACACATCGGATAAAAGCACGTAGGGCTGTACTGCATCAGCAGGGATTGAAGAACTATCATACACTGGTATAGTTGCCCCATTGTAAGACAAAACCCCGTCAAGGGCTTCAAAATACTTCTCTTGTAATATAGCGATGCAATCTTTCATTACACAAAAATACTAAAAATTTTAGCAATATTCAAAATTATGATTTAGATTCATTCTAAATTGAAAATAGTTTATACAAGGTATTATGGATAATACTAATTTTGGACTTAAATCAAAAAAAACATTATGAAACCAGTAAACAACAAATCATTAATCCACTTCTTATTCGACCAAATGGATAAGTTAGATAACGATGTTATTAGTGTGGAAAAAGCAAAGGCTCAATCAGACCTAGCTAAACAAGTTAATAACTCTTTAAAGTATGAGTTAGATAGGGCAAAGGTTAGAATTGAAATTGAGCAACATAATGCTACTTTTAACTCTGATATTGAATTAAGAGAAGCAGAAACCAAAATAACTGACTAATGAGCCTATACAAAGAAATTACCCACAATCATTGTGGGTGTATATTTTCAACTGGGATTGAGGATATAAATTGCTTAAAGCGATATTATGTGCTTAATGATTATGAAAATGGGGAGTTAATAAAACTCTCCATTTGTAATGAGCATTTAAGATTAAAGATTTCAGAGTATAAGCATAGAACTAATACATATCGTGTAGGTTACAGAGATATAGATAGGATTTTATTACCAATATTTAAAGAATATATAAAATTATATAATACTGATTATTGGGGTGTAAGTAAGGGTAATAACCTATCAGATAAGAATATATCAGCTTACTTATGTGAATCTCCTAAAATACTTACTCATATTAATATTATCGAAGCTATTGATATAATTAGATTAAATGGTGGTTGTCTTAATCAGTTAAAGAAAGAAACCTTAAGAGCAATAAGAGATTATATAAATTATAACATTAAAAGCAAAGCAAGTAAGTTTAAGTATGATACTATAATAGCATTAACTAAACGTATTGATAAGTGTTGGGATAATAAAGAAAGAGAGCTAATGATTAATGAGTTATTTATTACTATATTACAAATTGAAGTAAAAGCAAAGAGTTAAACAACTTTTTTAACTAATGCCTTTATTGATTGAATAAACTCTTTTCGATACTTATAGTAAGCAGGGAATAAATAGGGATGTGCTTTAATAGTTCCTTTACCATTTCGGTAATACGATTGTGCTATTCTTCGCATTTCAGGTGTGTAACTTGACGCCATTTGAAGATAATTTTTCCCAGTGCCGAATTCATACCAAGCAGCAACATCATCATTACCAGTATTTCTAGCCTGAATAATGTAAGATAACCCTGCTTTACTTGGTTGTCCATCTATGCTAATAGTACCCTCAAACGTAGATGCAACTTTAGGAGCATTACTTTGTGCTTGTGCTTGTATCTTACGTCCATACTTCTCCACGTTCATCTTAACCCCATCCTCAATAGCTTTACCCTTGCGTTTGATTGCGTTCGTTACCGTTGTTAGCCCTTGTACTTTCATTTCTTTATTAAGTCCCCTTTAGCATCTTCTTTAGGTAGGTAGATTGTTGAGCATTTGCAGTTTATTACATTCTCTGCTCCACCTTTTGGGTCTCCTGCATATCGCATCATAGTACCTCCTACATTAAAATCCTTATCCTTATCAATAGGCTTTCTACCTGCTACATCTAAATGAGTACTTCGTGGTGTTTTAGGGTGGTCGTGAATCCATTTCTTTTCATACAAATAAACGCTTTCATCTATTTGTAAATCCTTTGCTTTTTCACTTGCCATTAATGTTTCAGTCTTACTTATCATCAATGCTCGTGCTTTTACGTTTATTCTACCCTCTAAACCACTTCCATTGCTTCCTAATGTATAGCTTTCAATCCTTTTACTTAACTGCCTTGTCGTATCCCCTGCTTCTATTCCATCGGTAAATGCCTTACTTACTAATTTCCTTGTAGTATCGGTTATATCCTTAATGTGCTGACCTCCAATAGTGTTTAGATACTCCTGCATTTGTGCTTTGAAAATATCCGAACCAAATCCCACAGAAATATTAGCACTATTTGGCAAACTTCTCATAAATAACTGATAAGTCTTTTTTGCTGACCTATCCCCTACAATAGAAATAAACTCGTTAAATGCTTGTTGAATAGGTAGTGTAGTGATTAACTCCGTACTCATTGCATTGATTAGAACTATCTGTTGTGTGTTCGATAACGATAATAATATAGGCTCTATCTGCTTTCTTAATGCCTTTGAAAATTTAGCATAACCCAACAAATACAAACGAAGTCTAAATGCTTCCCACTCTTTTGTTATTTTTTCTTCTTTAGTCATTAGTGTATTCGAAGTTCTTTAGGTTTGCATCCATTGGTACAGAAACTTCATCTAACGGCACATAACTAGTCGGTATGTACACTTTATCCATTAACGCATCTTTGCTTAACTCACGCCCCATTTGTGCTAACTTCTGATTTGGAGTAATCCACCAAGCCTTATCTAAAGCATCAACTGTTTCCTTTAGATTCTGTTGCATTTCCTCGAAATGAGAAATATCATAGCCAACGTATATACGAGGGTCTTCGATGATATCGGTGTAAGCATCAGCTAATAAATTCAACATCGGGGTAATTACATTATTAACTAATGATTTACTCGCTTCTTTTTTGTTGTTATATGATGCTGAATCTAAACTAAATAATATAGGGTCAATACCAAACGCCTTTGCAATCATTTGCTCATCAAACTCAATAGATTTTAACACCTCTAAATCAGCAGGGCTTAATCCTATTTGTTGATAGTTTACTATTCCGTTGGTCGCTACGATTCGATGTGCATTGTTACTTCCAGTCATTTTAGCACCTATCTTATCGTTTAATTGGTCAACCTGCTCAACACTTAAAGGCATATTTGCATCTGCTCCCGATAATAGCCCTGATACACCACCATTTAAAAATGCTTTAATCTTTGCATTTGTACCCTCATTTGAACTCTGTACGGTGTTTAATGCTGCTTGTAATGGTGCTTGTCCATATAATTGACTGCCTGAAATATCCCAATTAGGATTAAAGTATTTAACGTGGATAATTTCTTCGGGACTGAATGTAACCTCTTGATTGCCTATTATTAACTTATACCCTTTAATAGGCTCAAATTGTCCACCTCCGATAATCTGTACATATTGAGAAGGTAAAGCGTAAACCCTTGCAGTTTGCCCTTTATTTGCTCCCGTTTGGAACTTAATTCGATATAGGTATAAATCCCCAGTAATGCTTAACCAACTTGCAGACTCCTCTACAAATTGTTGTTGGCGTTCCATTTCGTTTGGCTTTCTTAACAACTGATTAGCTGGATGGCTCTTATCTAACTCTACCCTCTTATCCCCTTTCCACTCATAAGCGTAAAACCTTGCATTTGCTGCTTTACCTGAAATTAGCTTAATAGCTGAATATGCAGAAATGTTTTTCTGATAGCCCTCTTTTACATAGCTTTCTTTATTTTGTGTTAGCGTGTAAAACTGCCCATTGAAGAATGAATATACAGCCTTGTATAGATTATTAGTAACATTGTCGCTATTTGTAAAAGCCTGAAATGCTGCTTTTGTTCTGTTGAGTAAACCCATATGATTGATAACAATTTAAGCAAAAATACTAAAATTATTAGCAATAAACAAACTACCTTACTGCAAACTCAAACGACCTTACAAGTAATCGAAATATTGCTTGTACAAGTGCATCCTGCAAGTCATCGTGTTGCCCATTAGGGAAATTTAAAATACCTTGCTTGTCATCGTGGTATAGCTTATTAACTAAACTCTCTTTAATGTAAATCATTCCACTTTCTGCGAATGGTGTTACTTGTGTTGCTCGTGCTATCTTATCCCCTCCAGTTACCTTAACCTCAATAGCAGGGATACCTAATTTAGACAATGATTGTTTAGCACTCTTACCACTTGCTTTAGCTTCGATATGGTGTGGTGCTTTCTTTGACTTCATATAATTGATAAGGTCGGGAAATTCTAACCATTCAAAGCCAATATCTTGAATGTACATATCGTTTCCTAATTTACCACTCGTTACATAAGCACTTGCACTATTAGTTTCTTTTTCGGTGTACGCTAAATCCCAATCAGTTGCAAGGTTTACTAAATTCTGTGGGAAATCTGAATCAGGGATAACCTTAAACCACTTTTTCCATATACCACCATCTAAAGGAGCAGGTCTTTGCATCATTTGCCCTGCATAACCATAACTGCCTAAATCTATCTTCATATCGTGTAATACGTTTCTTGATAGTCGAATAGGGTCTAACAAACCATCTATATAATTATCCTTTAACTCAATCGGTTTAATATCTTCGCTTATTTCAGCAGGTAAACAAATATGTTTAATCTTTTTATCTTTCTTTTTTATCCAATTTCCAGTAGGGTCATCTTCGTGTAACCTTTGCATAATTAGAATAGTCGGGGTTACTTCTTTATCTACCTTACGAGTTGAAAGTGTGGTATCCATAAACTCATTAGCTTTCTTTCTGCTTATCTCACTAAATGAATCATTTGCGTTAATAGGGTCATCTACAATAATTAAATGAGCGTGGAATCCAGTAATAGTTCCAGTTACTGAAGTTGCGTACCTTTCGCCTCCTTTGGTGTTCTTATAATGCCCTTTGTTATTTTGGTCTGCTTTTAGTTCAATATCCCCAAAGTATGATTTATATTTATCGCTTTGGATAATATCCCTTGACCTAATAGCGTGGTCTAAACTTAATGAACTCGAATAAGATGCAGTAAGCACTCTAATAGTAGGGTCAATAGTCCATATCCAAGCAGGTAGCATAACAGTTGCTATCGTACTCTTTGAAGTACCAGGAGGGATGTTTATAGTTAAGTCGTATTCTTTAGGTATTCTACCTACTATACCCAATGAAAGGTTTTGCAATTCTTCGCATAAGTAGGGGATATGCCAATTAAAAATAAGAGTATCGGATATTATCTCACTCCAAAACTCTTGTACAAAAAATGAAAAATCTCTTTTACACTTCTCTGCTTTCGCTTTCGTCTTTAGTAGTTGCATTGATAATTTCCTCTAATGCTGCATCTGATAGCTTTGAATAGTCCACTTCATCGCTTGTATTGATTGTACCCCTTATTTCAGTAGGTATTAACTTCGCAGCGATGGTGTAAAAATCTCTTGGGTAATCTTTAGCAAATTGCACGATATTAACCTTTGGGTCTTCTTGAAGTTTGTTAAACGCTTCTAAAATAGTTTCTCGTACGGTTTTAGTAAGCCTATTAGGAGTTCCCTTACCCCTACCATTTGGATTACCACTTTTACCTTTCTCGAACGGCATATTGTTTATAATTGTTGTTTACAATAGCACAAAGATACTAATTATCTTTTAATTGCGAAATAAGGCTATTTTAAGCGTTCTCTTGCTTGTTTAAGTTTACTTTCATACCATTGTATCAAAATTTGATATGCTTTGTTATATCGCTTTATTTTAAGCCATTTTAATGTTTGCTTTCTATTCATAATATATCGTTATTTCTAATCAGCCCTAATTTCTC